CATGACTGCTGATATGGAGAAAAAAATAGCAGATTATGAAAAAAGAAAAAACTTAGCTAAAGAAGAAGTGGTTAAGGTTGGTCCAATAAAAGAAGACAAAATTAAAGTTGATTCTGAGGGCAATCCTATAGAAGATAAAAAAGATGAGGAGAAACCAAAGGAAGAAGTAAAAGATGCTAAAAATGAAAGAAAGCAAACTCCATTGTCTATAAAGCCAGTTAAGGTTACAACAATAGAGGATTTAGCCAAACCACCAACAAAACTTCCAGAAGAAGGAAGGCCAAAAGTTGAACCAACTAAAGCTCCAGAAAAAGAAGAAAGAAGAGAATACATTCCTCAAACTCAAAGAAACGATGAAGAATATACCCCTCAGTCAATGAGGCCAATTAGTAGACCAAGCACTGAGAAAATGAAAAAGGGTGGTAAAGTTAAACTAAAAAAGAGAAAAGCTATGATGGGTATGATCGCCAAGATGGCAGGTGGAGCTGCAGGTGGTGGTGCAGGAGCAGCTATGGGTAAAATGAAGCATGGTGGAGTCACTAAGTATAAGCATGGTGGTTCTCTTAAGCCTGTTCCAGAAGGAAGTAAAGGTTTAAAAAGACTACCTAAAAAAGTTAGAAATAAAATGGGTTATATGAAAGATGGGGGAATGAATAAAAAGTCTAAAAAACATTCAGATGATGAACTAAAAAAAACAATTGAAGCAGTGTATAAGAGACAATTCCAAGTTCCAATATCAGAGGATATAAATAATCCAATATTTAAAACAAGATACAATGAGGCTAAAAGAATAGCTCAAATGCAGTTAAATAAAGGACATAGAAAATTTGTTAAAAAATAAATAATGAAAGAACTATCAGAAGATTCTAAGTTTCAAGTAAGTCTTAAGACTTTAGGTGGTATATCTGTATTAATAGCTACTCTAGTTGGCATGTGGTTTACTTTACAGGCTGATATTGAAGAAGCTAAATTATTACCAGAACCAACTAAGCCTGAGGTAACTAAAATGGAGTTTAAAATGAAAGATGAATATATAAGAGCTTCAATTTTAAAAACAGAGGAGGACGTTAAAGAAATAAAAGAAGACATGAAATATCTTAGAAATAAGTTAGATAACATGAAATAATATGAAATATTTAGATTTAAAATTATTAATACTTTTTATTGTTATCATCCTTTTTGGTATGAAGGCTAAATCTCAAGAGTTTTTAACTTCAGACAACTTTAAAAATAAAATAGCAAAAGACATAGTTGCTGTTGAATTTTGGGTTGAGTGGAATAAAACAAATGAATTTTCTGAATTTGTAGAACTTGATGATTGCGAGAAGTATAGGGTTGATATAGCTAAGTATCCTGGTATACAGGAAGAGTATGGGGTTACCTCTATACCAACTGTTATTATATTTGAAAGTGGGGAGGAGAAAGATAGGTTTAAAGCAAATATAATGTTTGAATTAGAAGCAGGTAAAAAAGAAGTACAAGCAAGTATAGATAATATAATGTTAGCAAAATTTAATTAATTATGAATTGGATTAATTCTTGGAAAGCTGGAAATAAAAAAGAAAAATATGGTGTGTCTGTAAGGCTTGGCACTATAACTATATTTGAGTTAAAATATTGTCTTTGCAGTTCTTGTGAAAAAACAAGTTGTGCAAAGTTTAGATTAATGGTATTAAACTTTGGAGTAGAGATTTAGAATATGGCAACATTAAGTGGACAAACAATAGCTAATAGATATACTAGTTTATTAAAAACTGCTAGTGACTCTACTCTTTCAGCAACACTAACTGCTGTTGAAGATGGAGCTGGGAATGATAGTGATTTATCTATAGCTACAGATAAGGTAAAGGTTTCAACTACCCTTGGTATAGGTGTAACCCCTGCTGTTGGTAAATTACAAATAAACGCAGGATCAAGTCAAGCCATTACTGTAGATAATGGCAACGCATCGTTTTTAGTTGGTAAGGGAGGTCAATATGCTTTTTGCATAGGAGACTGTAATCCAGTTGCTACAGTGGGTGGTGGTACATCTAGCACTTCTGTTCAGGCAAATGAAAACTACATATCTAGTAATCCTGCAGCAAACTCTAACTCAGGAGCTGTGCTTATAATGAATGGTGCATCAGCAGGATCAGGTGCAATAGGTATAGGTCAAGATACTGTTTCTACTGGTTTTATACATTTTGGAGATGCTGATAAAAAGTTTAAATTTGAATCAAGAAATCTTGCTCAAGCGTTTGACATACATGCAAATTCTGAAACTCTATTTTCTGTTAATGGTTCAAATAAAAGAATAGGTATAGGAGAAAATGTAACAGACCCAAGTAATACTTTGGAAATAAGAGAAACAGGAACTGCTAAAACAAATACAGATATATTAGCAATAACCAACAAAACTAATGCTGCTGACATGGATGGAACAACAGGTAGCATCTTGTTTAATCAGTATTATTACGATGCTTCTACTCCTGCAGTAGAAACAGCAGCTAGAATATCTGCAGGTGCTGAATTAGATTGGACATCTGATGCTACAACTAGAGATGCTTATTTGTCTTTTAGCACGACTGAAAATGGTTCAGATCCAGCAGAAAGAATGAGAATAACTAGTAATGGTTATGTTGGAATTAATAGCACTTCTCCATCGTCTGCATTATATGTTATTGGTGATATAACATGCACAGGTAGTGTAACTGCAGGAAATGTAGTTTCTCCATCAAGTAAATATAAGTTAGAAGAATACTTCTATCAAAAACCAGGTATAAATGCTGATTTAGCAAACACATCTGAGGCAACTAGGGTAATTGCTAATAGAAACTTTGAAATACAAGGTGATGGTAATACATCTGCTCTATGTACTTTTGATTCACAAAGAACTGGTATATTATTAACAACTGACACTACAGATAATGATGAGATGTTTATAATGCCACATGCTGATACTAATCAATCAGCTTGGTATTATATAGGATGGGGTACAGATGACGAAGTTGTTTGGGAATGTGCTGTAACTCTACATGGCACTGCAGCAACTGCTAAAAATACTGTAAGGTATGTAGCAGGTTTAGGTGGAGATGCTGCTATTGATGGCCATGACTCATCTTATTTAGATGCAGAACATAATCATTCACAGTTTGTGGATGGTGCTTATTTTTATTACGATTCAGATAATTCTGCTGCAACTGACATGTTGCGATACCAAAGCACAACAACTACATGGCATTTTGTTTATAATGTTAATGGAACTGACTATGTCACTAATTTAGGTTTAGTGGTAACAGAGGGGGCTACTTATAGATTTAAAATTGAAATAGCATCTGACAGAACAGTTAAGGCTTATATAAATGGTACTCAATATGGGCTAACCACTATATCAGGTGTTGGTGATACAGGGGTAAATGTTAATGGAACAGTAGAGCTAACAGGTGGTACAACACAGATTGTTGTGGGTGATGTTTTAACAAACGCAACAGGAGTTATTTGGGGCACAGTAACTGCTGTTACAAATGCAAATAGTATCACTATAAATGCTTCAACCACAAAGTCTTTTACTAACAATGAAGATATATACATATATGGTAGAGCAGCAGCAACAACAACAACCTCAGGTTCAGCATTACATACTGGTAGACATTTTGTGCCACAAATAGGTGTAACAACAAGAACTGGTGCAGCTAGATACCTAACAGTTCATTATCAAAAAATAAATAGAAATTTAGTATAGATTAGTATTATGGCAACATTAACAACAACAATAAAAGAGGATATATCACTTCATGGAAATAAATATGGTGGAATTAAAACACTGTCTTTTACAGGTATAAATGAAGTTTTTTCTAGAGTTGTCACTGTAACAGCTACAGAAACAGCTTTAATTGGTTTTGGAGCAAACTGGGGAAGTGGAACTATATCTAGAACTTCTGT